GCAGCCTTACCTTCATCCTCGTTATACACTAAAGAGCAAATTAACGAGCACATTTTAGGTCTTAATTTAACAGAAACAAAAAAGAAAAAGTTCTCTGATAACATAGTCAAGCTATCTCAAGATTTAGACGATACGTCTAAGAAGCTGAACAAAATTAGCGTTATTAAAGAGCAGTTTCCAATAGGTGCCTTGAAGGAAGAAATTGAAGCTCAAAGAGAACTAGAGCAACAGCAAAGGATGATTGACTCGAAGCTAAAATTTGAAATTCAACAGCTTGACAACAAAAAGAAGCTAAGCAAAAAGCTTAAGCCGTGTGATTGTGTAGTTCACTTACCTACCTGTAAGTACTTAAAAAGCTCCAATAAGGTAGAAGCTGAGCTTGATGATCAAAGAAAAGCTGTTTCCGAAGCGCGTAAAGAGCTTCGAGCCCTAAAGTCAAACCTTCAAGAGTTAGTCGCTAAAGGACTGTCTGATAGGCTAAGTAAGTATGAGGCTATTCTTGCAAAAGAGCAAGCACTAAGGCTACAGCATTCTGATCTAAGACTAGAAATGAGAGAAGCTGAAGGTGACTATGAGTCTATAGCTTCTAAACTAAAGACAGGCAAATCATTACTTAGAGAAATGCGCCTTCGATCAATCGATGAAGAAAAAGACCAAGCTGTATTAATAATGAAAGATCAGCTAACATCGATAGAAGGCAAAATTAATGAGTTAGATGCAGAAAGAATATTCTTAACTGAACAAATTAGTGTATCTAGGCAAAAAGAAAAGACTCTTTTTGAGGAAATGGAGCGCTTCGGTAAAGTCAAGACTCGCTGGGAAACATACAACACATTTATACAGGCTGTTGATAAAAAAGGTATACCTCTCACCATTCTATCTCTACAATTACCTCAAATTAATAGTGAGCTTAGAAAGATACTACAAGGCGTAGTTAATTTTGAATTAAGCCTCGAAGCAGAACTTGATTCAAACAACATGGATATTTTTATAGACTACGGTGATTCTAAAAGAATTATAGAGTGTGGCTCTGGAATGGAAAAAATGATTTCCTCTCTCGCTCTTCGTGTAGCGCTTATTAATGTATGTAATGCACCTCGTAGCGATATCTTAATTATTGACGAAGGATTTGGAGCATTGGACGACAAAAACATAGAGGCATGTTCAAGGTTACTAACTTCACTTAAAAAGTACTTCGCTAACATATTAATTATTTCTCATGTAGATGCCATGAAAGATGTTGTTGACGGCGTTCTTGATATTCAAAAGTTAGGTAAAGACTCTCATGTCAAATGTGTCTAAAGGCGATCCAACTTATGTCCCTATAGATTGTCCTATCTGCGAACTCATGATGCGAGACAATAAGGACGTGTCTAGATACTACTTATCTAAGTGTTGTGTAGACTGCTGGATTAGTTTTTTGGAGCCATTACGAAAACTAAATCGCGATGAAGGATATTTACCTAGTAGTAGCGAGGTTAAAGCTTATCGCGCTAAACAAAAAATTACTTTGGAGATATGAAGTGTTAAACATAAAAGAAATTAGAGCCTTGGCTCAAGCGACAGAAACTTCCTGGGGGTATTCATCTACTTCTGATAGGAAGCTAACAAGCAAGTTCCAGGGTGATGTATTGGAGCTACAGCTACTAACAGTTGTACAATTTGCCAGCGAGCAAGCTTTAAGTAATCAGCTTCAAGTGCAAAGAGAACACGCAAATCAGGTATTTGCTGAGCAGCTGAAAAGAATCAAAAGCGAGTTTAAAGAGTCAACAGAAAGAGCGTTAGTAACTAAAGAACTAGAAAGAGATGATAATTTTGAATTGATTTCTGCTACATCAAATTCCCCTTTAAAGATTGCTTACTTTAGAGCTCAAGTGAAACTAAAAGTCAGCTAATTTATGCCTCCTCTTAACAAACAAAAACAAATAGCAGAAATTGTAAAGTGTGGGAAAGACCCTGCTTACTTCATAAATCGCTATGTTATGATCCAACATCCGTTAAGAGGAAGAATAAAGTTTCATACGTTTCCATTTCAAGATGACTGTCTAAAAGAGTTTAATGAGCACCGCTTTAATGTTGTTGTAAAGTCTAGACAGCTTGGATTGTCCACCCTAACTGCTGCTTACGCTGTTTGGTTAGCTCTTTTTAGAAAAGACAAGAGCATTCTTATAATTGCTACAAAGCTTGCCGTCGCTCAAAACTTTATTAAAAAGGTCAAGGTTGCTATATCTGCTATACCACAATGGATGTGGATCACTGACATAACAGCAAAAAATACTCAAGCTATAGAGTTTAGTAACGGTTCACAAATTAAAGCGGTTCCAACATCTGAGGATGCCGGTCGTTCTGAGGCCTTGAGTCTTCTTATAGTCGATGAAGCAGCATTTATTAGAAATTTTGGTGAGTTGTGGAAAGGCCTGTATCCTACCCTATCCACTGGTGGTCGTGCTATATTAGTCTCTACGCCAAATGGGACTGGAGGCCAATACTATGACATATACCACGGTGCGGAAGACAACACCAACGAATTTAATCCAATAAAGTTACCTTGGAATGTTCATCCTGAAAGAAACGATGAGTGGTTTGAAAAAGAAGCTAGAAACCTAAACAAGCAACAAATAGCTCAAGAGCTTCTTTGCGATTTTCAAGCTTCTGGCGATACTTTCTTATCTAGCGAAGAACTACAAAGATTACAATCTCAAATTCGTTCACCAATAGAGAGATGGGGTCCAGAAAATTGCGTCTGGGTTTGGAAGTACCACTTAGCAGACCACAATTACGTTATATCTGCTGATGTGTCTAGAGGGGATGGAGCTGATTATTCGACGTTTCATGTAATAGATACAACTGATTCTGAGGTTGTCGCAGAGTTTAGAGGGAAGGTACCACCAGATCAGCTTGCCGTCCTGCTAATAGAAGCCGGCAACCGGTATGGCAACGCAGTGCTTTGTCCTGAAAGCAATACTTACGGATATGCTGTTTTAATGAAGTTGCAAGAGATGGGTTATCAAAACATCTATTTTGCAAAAGAAAAAGATAGGTTTAACGCCTTGTACGGAAACGGTATGATATCAAAGGCTGGATTTTCTACTCAAGGTGCTAGCAGAGCGCAAATATTAACCAAGCTTGAAGAAATGATTAGAAATAACAAGGTCTCTATATATTCTTCTAGAACTGTTTCTGAGCTTAAGACGTTTATATGGTCTGGAAAAAAGGCTCAAGCCCAACGAGGAAAAAACGATGACCTTGTAATATCATTAGCAATAGGCTTATGGCTTTATGAGTATTCAAGCAAAAAGAATAAAAAGTCAGTTGATTGGAACTCTGCGATGTTGTCTGCGTTCGGCGTTAACAAAAATAAAAGTCAAACACCGAATCCAACACATTCAAGCTATGGCAACGAAATGGCATATATAGCTAGAAAAGGAATGCCTGTCCAGCTTGATGAATCGCACCCTGCCATATCTGGATCTATAGATTTTAAGTGGCTGCTATAACAACTATAATAGTTAAACTGTAAGTGAGAATTAAAGATGGCTGAAAAAGGTAACGTATTTCAAAGGTTAACTCAACTCTTTCGAACTGGGCCGACTGTAAGAAGAAGAGTCAAGGTTAACACACCAGGGCTTAAGTCGTCTGCTGTTGAGACCTTTCGGCGCGCTCATAATGATGTTTATTCAAACACTATGAGTGCCTACGGCTCGTTTGACAGAATGTCTCGATATAGTGACTTTAGCGAGATGGAGGCAACTCCAGAAATTGCTTCTGCATTGGATATCTACGCTGAAGAAACAACTTCCGCTGATGAAAGCGGAAAGGTACTTCATATTTTTTGTGAAGATGAGTTAAAGAAAGAAATACTAGAAAGCTTATTTTATGACACCCTAAACATAGAGTTTAATCTTGTTATGTGGGTAAGAAATCTATGCAAATATGGTGACTTTTTTCTGTTTAATGATATTGACCCAAACTATGGCGTTGTAAACGCTTATCCAATACCTATATCTGAAATGGAGAGAGAAGAAGCGTTTGATCCTGAAAACCCATCCGCTGTAAGATTTCGATGGCTCACACAAGGGAACCAAACATTAGAGAACTGGCAAGTTTCTCACTTTAGACTTCTAGGAAATGATGCTTTTCTTCCATACGGCTCCAGCGTACTTGAGTCTGCCAGAAGAATCTGGAGACAATTAATCCTTATTGAAGATGCTATGCTGGTATATCGCGTAATTCGTGCTCCTGAGCGAAGAGTTTTTTACGTTGACGTTGGTAACGTGGCTCCTGAAGATGTTGCAAACTACATGGAGCAAGCCACGTCAGTATTGAAAAAAGCGCCTGTGATTGACAAATCAACTGGCAAGGTTGACTTAAGGTACAATCCACTTAGCGTTGATGAAGATTACTTTATTCCAGTCAGAGGTGGAGACAGTGGCACTAGAATTGATTCGCTAGCCGGCGGGCAAAACACTGCTGCGATCGAAGACGTTGAGTATATTCAGAAAAAGCTATTTGCAG